ATGAACATCGATCTATCCGTCCAAATCAAACGCAATGCCGAAAGCCAAAACTACCAGCTAAACATGCTAGTTATTAACGCAACAAACACAGGCGCAATAGAAACCAGCATTTGTCAAACCCTAGCCGAAGTTTGCGAAAGAGTAGCCCAGTTTGAAGCCAAGCATCTAAACATTTTTGAGCACGCGATTGATTACGAAAAAACCGACTGGCGACAACTCGCCCGTCAAAACCAACAAGCCGCAAAGAGAGAAGCAAGAAGATAGCGCAACGAAGAAAAGGGCGAATACGAGCATCTGGCTTTGGATTTTGCGAGGGTTTAGGCAATGAGAAAAATCATGCAAAGGCAGCCTGAAAAA